TCATGTTGCAGACTGCTCCATTGCCATTGACCCTAAGCGTATGGAGACAGAGCGTTACAGAATTAAGATGGGTGACTATAGTGGTAGGATGCAGATACTAAATTATTTGACAGGGGGCACCAATGCTTTGTCTAGAAGTATTAAAAATGTAGGCAATCCATTCTTCGACGAGTGCCAAGATAAATACCCATATCTAGATGGTAGACAACTAGAGGGTCAAGGATAATGGGATTTGGATTTCTAAAACCAGTCGCTGCTATCAATGGTCTACCTGACTCTGGACATGGGTTGTGTCTACCCCCTACTGTGCATAGCACAGAGTCTTGCGGAGCAATCCCAAGGACAAGGACTATTCGTATTAAAGAGTATACTTGTTGGTGGCCACCTCTGAGTCTGATACCAATGACACCACTAGCACCAAACCGTGCTACAGTATTAGTCAATGGTTATCCAATCATGCTTGCAGGTGACAAGTTTATAAAACATCCGTCAACCTGCACTAACATAGTAATCCATATGTGTCCATGTGGTAAATCACTATGTCCAAAACCTACACCTTACCCATGCTCAGTCTTAACGACAGAGGATGGAGGTGTAGGACACGATAGGACTCTATATCCTACAACCTTAACTGTGTTTGCACTCAAGCGATTGATTGCTAGACAGTTAGACCCACTAGGAGTCGGATTTCCTGGCTTCTCGTATCCTTGCTCATCAGTAGTAGCTTATGGCTCTATGAATGTTTGGGCAGGTTAATCACTTTATTAAATCATTATGGCAACTAGATCAACAGCCTTCGTATCGGGTGGAGTAGATACAAAACCTAAGAAGACAAGACAGGGTAAAAGTCAGAATACAAAACTTTCTGCTACCTCTAGAAACAAACCGCGTAAAAAGTATCGTGGACAAGGCTAAATAATAAAGTATAACTTATATTATGGCAAAATTCATATTCATGTAGAGTGTCATACAGAATTAGATCAGATAAAAACATAAGTCGTGGTTTTAGAGATTTTGCAATGTCTTTCAAAGCAAATCCTAACAGCCGCGACTTTGGTGCTGTCAAAAATGAGAATGCAATCAAACAGGCAGTGCTAAATTTGATCAAAACCGATATAGGTGAGAAACCTTTTCAGTATGATGTCGGATCTCGAGTGACAGGACTTTTATTTGAGCCTTATGATGTTTTTACAGGTGAGGCGATCAAAGACGAGATTAACAGCACTTTAGATAGATACGAAAAACGCATAAGAGTCGTATCTGTTAACGTAACAGACGGTTTCGATGTAAACTCACTTGAAGTAAGAGTAGAGTATACGATTGTTGGAGAACGAATCGTTAAAGAAATCGATTTCATACTAGAGAGGACGTAATGCCTGCAGTACCATCAGAATTAACCTCCTTAGATTTCTTTGAAATCAAGGAATCCATAAGATCATACCTTAGGACACGATCAGAGTTTACTGATTATGACTTTGAAGGATCTGCTGCGTCTTATTTGCTAGACACTCTTGCATATAACACATACTATACAGCATTCAATGCTAACATGTCTCTCAATGAGGCATTTCTAGAAACATCTACTGTCAGAGACAATATTGTTAAGGTTGCTAAGCAACTTAACTACACTCCTCGTAGTGTTAAGTCTCCAAAAGCATATGTGACAGTAACTGTGCAGACTTTAATCGGTGCAAATGGTTTAACTTACCCTGAGCAGGTTACAATTAACAAGGGTGACTCATTTAGTGCTGAAAATAACTTTGATGATTATATCTTTACAATCTTAAGTCAGATACAAGCACCTGTTGACCAATCTACTGGTATTGCTACCTTTAGATGTCTTGCAACTTATCAGGGCAACCTACTTACTTACTCGTTTATTGTTAATAATACAAAAAGACAAGAATATATCATTCCTAGTGAAGATGTAGATACTGAAAGAATGATTGTTTACATTTCTCCTTCTGTGCAATCTTCTGAAATTGATATTTACAACAGATCAACAACCTCTGTTGACTTAGACTCAAATTCTCGTATTTACTTCCTCGAGGAAGTTGACGATTTGCGTTATAAGGTAATCTTTGGTGATGGAGTGTTGGGAAGACAACTAGTTGATGGTGAATTTGTAAAAATTGACTATGTAAGGACTGTTGGTAAGGAAGCAAACGGTGCAAGAGACTTTTCATTCATCGGTACCGCATCTGACAGTGAAGGACGCATAGTTGGTAACAGCTCAATCACTGTTGTTACTGAAAATCAGGCAGCAGACGGTGAAGATAGAGAAACACCTGTTTCTATCAAGTATAATGCTCCTAGATTGTATACAACACAAAACAGAGCAGTTACAGAAAGAGATTTTGAGAATCTGGTGAGACAACTATATCCACAATCACGATCAGTGGTTGCATATGGTGGTGAGAAGTTAAATCCTCCTGTTTATGGTAAGGTTTACGTTGCAGTTAGACCTAAGACTGGAGCTAAGCTTAACGAAACAACAAAAGTAAGAATTAAAAACCAGTTGAAGGATTATTCAATCGGTGCTATCGACCCGATTATCATTGACCCAACAACTCTCTATGTTATTCCTAAGTCTTACGTTTACTATAACGGTAATGACACTAATCTTAGTTCTAATGACCTAAGGACAAAAGTGTTAAAGAATATCGATGACTATAACTCACAAAATTCTGCAAATAGATTCAACAATAGATTTGAAGGATCTAAGTATTCTGGAGTAATCGATAATTCAGATCCCGCTATCTCAGGTAGCACATCTCAAATAACCCTTGGTCAAAATATTGATGCATTCCAGTTTGGTCAAGTATTTAACCAGTGTTTAGACTTCAATAATCCTTTATTCAGACCTGGCGACTATTCGGGCACTCCAGACGGTAATGGCACCTCAGGGGACGGCACAGATGGGTCTGATGGCACATGTAAACCAACCTTCTCTGTAGTTAAGTCAGGCACATTCTATGCAACTGGATATACTGAGAGTCTTCTCAATAATGCCAACTTAACTAGTGGTGTTGTGCAAGTAGATACAGCAACATTATCTTCTACAACCACACAAACTCTTGTCCCTGTAAATTTAAGAGACGATGGTAAAGGTAACATGATGCTTGTTACTATTAGAGATGAGGCAGAAGTCATCCTAAACAATAATGTCGGCACAGTCAATTACAACACTGGTGAAGTGTGTGTAGGACCTATCAACGTTGCACTGACACCCGACAACACATTAAGAATTCCCGTAGTAGTTTACCCTAGTGGTGGATCACTTGAGCCTCCTGCAGGCACAGACCCAATCATCTTCAACCCAGACGTCAATCCAATCGATTATACGATCAACGACTTATCAGTCCCTATCTTCGATCCTAATAATTTCAGTGGATTTAACTTTGGTGGTGGAGAGCTAAATATACTTGACTACCCCACGGATACTTTCACTTATCCCGATATCACGGACTGCTTCTAATAAGATATGTCTAGAGTTAATGTTTCTGACAGAGTTGAGCAACAACTCCCTGACTTTATTAAGTCAGAGGATAGAGCGTTTGTACAATTACTTCAAGAATACTACAAATCCCAAGAGAAGGTCGGTAGACCTTACGATATTCTTAATAATGTACTTGATTATCTTGACTTAGACACTTACCAGTCAAATGTCTTAACATCTCAGACTACAGTGCTTCAAGCGATTGGTTTGGATGACACAGAGATTGTTGTAGAAGATATTGACGGATATCAAGAAAGAAACGGTAGTATACAGGTTGATAATGAGATCCTGTATTACGAATCGGTAACCAGAGGTCCTGATGCTATCATGACACCTGGTATTGCACCACATGAATTTAAAAAGAAAGAGCAAGCACTAGAAAATCCATATTACGAGTTTGATGGCGTCCTAACTACATTCCCACTAAAGTATCAGGGCAACCCAGTTAGTCCTGCATCTGTAGATCACCTAGTTGTTACTGTCTATAATGTAACTCTTAGACCCACAGTTGACTACACTGTTAATGGCACTAATATAATCTTCACAGTGCCCCCTAGAGCACCTACTGGTGGCGATGACCAAGGTTTTACTAAGATTACCTATCTCATAGGCTTTGCAGATAAAACCATTGTCACAATGGATGCTGTTTCATATACAGAATGGCAAGGCACAAAATATTACCCTCTAAGAGTAAATGGTCAACCATATACTCCAATTTCTGATGTTTCTCTAATTGTCAACCGCACAGGACAACTACAGAGACCTTTTGAGCAGTTTAATGTCTATCAAGATACTCTTGTTACTAAGTTTGCTCTAGGTAGTGCTGATACTCTTCATGTTAGAGCGATTGAATTTGTACCTGCGTCTTTTGGTAGTGGTGCAGATGCAGTATGTAATGTTGTAGACAATAAAATCGATACAATCTTAGTTAAGACAGGTGGTAGCGGATATAGATTAGATTTTGCTCCTAGAGTAAACATTCAAACTGCAACTGTTGGAGAATATGCAACAGCACACAGTTTAGTTGGTGGTATTAAAGATATTCAGTTAATTTCTGGTGGTCAAGGTTATACATCTTATAATCCTCCTATTCCTTTAGTCACTGCACCTAGTAATGCTAACGGTAGACTTGCAAGAGTATCATTAACAGTCAATGATACTACTGGAATGGTTGATAGTGTTACTATTACTGATTCTGGATCAGGATATGACTTTGTGCCAGTTATTACCTTTAACAATCCTGGCGGAGCATCTATTTCTGATGCAACTATTGACTCTGAAGGTAGATTGAATGTAGATACTATCACAGTTACTGCAGCAGGTCTTAATTATGCTAATCCTCCCACAATCTATATTGATGCTGCTCCTGATGGTGGTATTAACGCTATTGCAGAGTGCTCTCTAACAGCAGAGGGTGGTTTGAATGCAGTTACAATTATTAATAGAGGAAGAGGGTATACAACTGCTCCTAGATGCCGTGTAGTGGATCCTGTTGGTGCTCAAGTCTTAGATGTAACCGTATCTAGTGGTGCTGTTACAGATATTGAGTTATTGACTGGTGGTAGAGGTTATACTGACGCTCCATCTGTTTATATTGTTGACGATCGTAAAGATGCATACGGCACTGCTATCGGAGGCACAGGTGCAACTGCTGCTGCGACTATTTTCAACGGTGAGTTGACTGATATCAACATTACCAACTTTGGTACTGGATATAGCGAAGCAAATCCTCCTAAGATTTACATTGCTGAGCCCCAAGCAGCAAAAGCATCTGTAAACGTTGGATATGACGAAGTTACTGGATTTGTAATTGAAGAGCGTGGTATAAACTACGTCCCTAGTGCATTTAACGGTATTGTGCGTGGTGTTTCTAACGTTATTGATTATGATGAGTATGGAAACCAAATTTTTGCAAAAGAAAGTCAGATTACTACTAGCACTCACCCGATAGGGTCTATAGTAAGAAATCTTGACTCATTATTCATCTATCAGCTATTTGAGAAGTTTAGAAAGCAATATCTACCCACTATTCAACTAGATCCAAGCAAAGTTAACCCTGTCAACGTAATTAAGAATATCAGGGACTTCTATCTTGCTAAAGGTACTGCATTAGGTGCAAAATATCTTTTCAAGATTCTTTTTGGTGAAGAGATTGAGGTATCATATCCTAAAGAGCAAATTATCTCTCCATCCGCTGCTACATGGACTGTAGACACGATTTTAAGGACACAAGTAGTATCTGGTGACCCTGTTAACTTAATTGACTCTGAAGTTATTCAGTATGCTGATGAAGTTGACCAAAATATCAGATATGCTTCAGCATTGGTTGAAAATGCAATTTCAATCATTAAAGGTGAAGATACAATCTATGAATTAGTAATATCTGAAGAAACTCTTACTGGTACCTTCAAGATTCCTTATAGGACTCGTCTTGTTGAGCCATTAACGACTACAGGACAAATTGTAACTATTGACTCGACTATTGGGTGGCCAGAAAGAAACGGCACCTTCTTTATTGGAGATAATGAAGAAGTCCAGTATAAAGAGAAGTCACTTAACCAGTTTATAGAATGTACTCGATCAAAAAACAATATTGTTGAAGATTGGGATCCTGGTACTATTATTACTTCCAATATCTTCATATATGCCAATAGAGGCACTACTACTGAAGTTAAGATGCGTGTTTTGGGTATTGCCGAAGCAGGAAGCACAATACTCGACGATACAGGATCATATTACTTACCTGGCGACAAATTAAAGGTTGCATCACTTGGATCTGACTCTGTTGGTGAAGAAAGACTAGAATCATGGTTTTACAACGTTAAGAAACTTATTAGCGTCGCTGCTATTGATCCAGGTGCTCTTTCTCAAGTTGCAACAGTAACAACCACTGAGCCTCATGGATTATTGGTAGAAGACACCGTTACAGTGTATGGTGCAAACCCAGTTATCTTTAACGGCACATTCCAAGTATCTTCTCGTATTGACGAATATAATTTCTCATATAGAGTTGCAACAGCGACTGATATCGTCCCAGTTGGTAATATTCTACTTTCAGTCGATCTTAACAGAGGTAAGTCAACTGAGACTCCAATCAATAATGTTGTTACTGAATTTACGACTAATATTCAGAATTCCTTCTTTAATGCTGATTATGTCTACGTTGCAGCGTCAGGTCTTCCAAACTATAAGATAGGACCTTTTATTGGGTCTGCATTGATTCCTGGCAACCAAAGAAAGCTTGTTAGAATCCCTAGAGTTGTAAATACCGTTTCAGAGCGTCAAGCAATCGCTGCTAACAGTGCAATCGGATCTTGGGTAAATGGTGTAAGTATTTGGTGTTATAAGTCAAGAGAGTCAGTCCTTTTCGGTCCTTTGACTGGAATTGTTGTTTCTAATGCAGGTGTTAACTATGATGCAGGATCTCCTCCAGAAGTCCTTATTGAGGGTGGTGGAGGTAGTGGTGCAACTGCTACTGTTACAGTTAATGGTAGTGTTGATTCATTTGAGGTAACAGCACAAGGATCTGGATATACATCATCACCTTTGATCTCTATCGTTGGTGGTGGAGGTTCTGGTGCATCTGCAAGTGCAGTTGTTACTAACGGTGCTATAACAAGAATTCTAGTATCAAATCCAGGCAGCGGATTCACATCACAACCATCTATCACAATTACTGGTGGTGGCGGTAGTGATGCTGCAGCAACTGCAAATATTCGAGGTCCTATCTCTGGCGTTACACTAACAGGTGGTGGATCAGGATATACATCTCTACCAACTGTATCTGTTACATCTGGTGAAGGTGCATTAGCACAACCCATTGTATTGAATGGTAGAATCGTTTCTATCGCTATTATTAACTCTGGTCGTCGTTATACCACTGCACCAAGAGTTGTAATTAATGGAGATGGTTTTGGTGCTGTTGCTAAAGCAACTATTGCAACTACTGGAGAAGACAAGGGTAAAGTCATTGGTATCACTATATCTAACAGAGGTATCAACTATATCCAAGGTACAACAACTGTAAGACTAGATTCTGTTGGTGAGTTGGCAACATTCACTGCACAGGTATTTGAGTGGAATAAAAACTTTGAATATGACCTTGCAAGTAAATACGACATTGCAAGAGGTTATGTATTTACTGGTCTTAATAACCAGTATGGTGGAGAATATGCTCACCTTTCAGATCCAAAAGAATTACGTTATGTTGTTGGAGACAACGTATTCTTAGATCAAGAATTAGGTAGATTCCAAGAGATTGAAACTAACTTCCAACACTCTCCAATATTAGGATGGGCATATGATGGTAACCCAATCTACGGTCCTTATGGTTATGCAAATCCAACTGATCAAAACAGTGGTGTAAGAAGACTTCGCACATCATATCAACTTAAACCTGAGATTGTGCTTGTTGCAGGAGTAAACGACAATCCTTCCAGAACTGATGGTCCTTTACTTTCTGATTATCCCGCAGGATCATTTGTACCAGACTATGAGTACGTATTCCAAGCAGGTGACTTGGATCAGTATAATGGTCGTTTCTGTAAGACACCTCAGTATCCTGATGGCACATATGCATACTTCGTTACTATTGATGCATCTTCTGATGGTCTTCCACTATTTCCATATATTATGGGTCCTGCATTTAACTCACTTCCAGATGAGTGGAATTTAAGTCAAGGTGCAGTCCAAGAGAATATTCCAGCTGATGTTGTAAGATATAGAGTCCCATATGAGAATGTGGACATTGATGTTGAGCGTTTACCAAACCAAGAGGCAGATGTCCTAACAACTGAGATTGAAGGTTATCCAATCATCTTTGAAGTCCAAGATACTAACCAAGATGGTATTATTGATGCTAATGAGCAACAGGAGATATTAGAGTTACAAGAAGAGCCTACTCTACAAATTTACGATTATTTCCCTCAAGTTTCACTTGAATCTAAAGTTGACATCGATGTAGAGACTGTTACTCAATTTGAGACTGCAAAGATCGATGGTTTCGTTGTAGAAAATCCTGGCATCTCTTATCAAGTTAATGACACCGTATTCTTCGATAATACTGATACAGGTGGATTTGGTGCTTCTGCAATCATTGATAGTATCAAAGGTGTTGCTATTAGTGCATATACCAAAGAAATTATTGGTGACAGACCATATGGTGTAATCACAACTTCTCTAAACCATGACCTTATAGTAGGTGATGAAATCATTGTTGATTCTACTCCTATCACAGCAAACACTAATAAAGAGTTTAAAGTTAAAGTTGTAGATGGTATTGAGAGCATTACTGTAGATACACAAGGTATTGGATATAATTCTAATTTACCTCCAACTTATGAGTTGGTTGAGGGTGGCAGTGGAATTGACGCTGACTTTACTATTAATCTTGATGCTGCAGGTGTTGCAGGATCATTTACTATTGTTAACTCTGGTAATGGATATAGTGTTGACACACCTCCTCAAATTAGAGTATCTCACCCTCAGTCAATTACAAAGACACGTTATTGGTTATCTGAGTATTTGAATGATAGTGGTAACGTTACTGTCCATGATAGTATTGCAACTGCTAATAGAGACTACTATATTTGTGGATCTCTTAAAGAAGATCTCGATAGTGACCAAGTTGGTTTCATTGCTAAGTTTAACGACCTTGGTGAAGTGCAGTGGGTAAGGACATTACTTCCAAATAATACAGGTGTTAAGACACTAGAATTCACTTGTTTGTATGTCGATGACTCACAAGAAAACGACCTCGTATATGTTGGAGGCCAAACATATGACCCTAATAATCCCAATTATAATCCAGATGTCTGGTTTGGTAAGTATGAGTCAGAAAGAGACGCACAAAACAATCCTACAGGTACTTTAAAGTGGCAGAAGTCTATTGCAGGTATATCTGGTGGACAGCGTAAAGATTATATTACTGATATCTACTTAGATGAAAATAACAACATATACATTGTAGGTTACACTGATACACAGGCAATCGATGCTAATGATATTTGGGTCATTCAGTCTAACAATGATGGTGACTTAAAAGAGAAACGTAAGATATCTTCTGCAAATGGTGATGAGGATATTACTCAGATTAGATGGATAGCAAATAGTCAATTCTTCTTTACTGGAGTTAACCAGACTACTGACAACTTAATATACGGCACATTCTCATATGATGGATCAAATATCAACGTTGATTATGTTAAACAGATTCCTGCACTTGGTGGTTATGTAAGAAACCCAAGATTTACTATTGACGAATATAATGATGTATTCTTCTTATATGATGTCTATAATAATGCAAACGGTAAGTTTGAGAAGATGCAACTTGGTAAGATTCCTCTTGCCGATGCAAATGCAACTGATGCAACTACATCTACAGCAAAACCATGGTTGTGGCGTAAAACACTTACACCTCAAGGTAACTACGTTTCTATCAAGAATACAGGATTACACGTTGATGTATTTGGTGATGTTGTTGTTACTGCTGCTATCGACTATGACGAAGATAGAAAAGTAACTACTGTATCTTCACTTAAGTATGACGGCACGATTCAAGCAGAATCACTAATAGAAACAACTGACTCTGTTGGACAAGTTGGTAAGTCATCTATTGTTGATAACTCTGGAGATATCGTTATTTTCGGTGAAAGGTTGATTCCTAATCAACTTGCAGTTTATAGATTTGATGATACTGCGGATTTAGACTATGATACAACTAAACAGACTATATCTACTCTTACAATTCAAACACCTGGCAATGCTGTTGTAGATAATTCATATTATAAGTATGGCACTGGATCATTGAAATTTGATGCAGCAAACCGTGCTACTGCTTCTGGTCTAGCATGGGAAGGACAAAACTGGACTACTGCAGCATGGTTTAGTATGAATACCACTGCATACGCTGCAGGCAATACACCACATTTCTTTGACACTGTTGAAGTAAACGGCACTTCTGGTGTTTCTGTTTACCTAATGGGTATTGCTAGTGATGCAAACTTCGGTAAAATGATTCTAGAAGTAAATGGAAGTGTAGTTGCTTCATCTACAGAAACTACTTACTGGGGTAATTTTGCTGCAGCAGCATGGCATCATATTGCATTAGTTAAAGAAAATACTGGATCTGGTGTTTGGGAAATCAATGTTTACTATGATGGTAACCTTGCAATCACATATCAAACTCTAATTGATGTAAATATGGCATCTGTTGGATTAGGTGGCACCGAACCTTCAGTTTCAACAAAAGCATTTATTGGTCATATTGACGATTGGATTATATCTAAACTCGATGAGTTTGAGTCAACCTTTACTGCACCTACAACAAAATACCCACTATCTCATGAGATTAGTGACATAGTTGCTATTAAGATTGATAAAGCACATACTTCTGGAAGAGGCACATATACACTAACCACACCAACTAACTATACTAATCTTACTGTTAGCGAATGGACAACTGGCACATGGTCAGATGGTGGTTTACCTGCTATTGATCAGTGGGATGTTGGAGCAGGCGGTCTACAACTACTTGACTTCACAGATTCGCCCTCAGTATATACACCAGTACAAACGTACACATGGACAAACAATAGAGAGCAGTTTGCATCTAAGTCTTCTACTATTCCTGTTAAGAATGGTCAGAAAATGTTTGTTACTGCAAACGTTGTCCCTAAATTCTATCTTAAAGATGCAACTTACAGTAAGATTGATAACATCTATGAGTTGACACTCAATCAAGATGTATTATTAACTAAAGGTGCAATTCTACAACAATATAACTCTCTAGGAGTTGTACAAGCATACGGTACTATTGTAGAGACTCCTGTAGGCACTACTAATGATCCTGGTTTAGGTAATAAGTATAAAGTTGGTAAAATCTTCGGCACTATTAACACCACTGATCTATTAAGGTCTACTGATGCTACAGACATCAACGTGATGACTGGTCAGAAGTTTGTTGGTATTGAAGCAGAGGATCTTTGGGTAACAGGCACTGCATATGCTACTGCTGCTAGAGTATACTATGCTAAGAAAATATATGAAGCACAATCAGGTGGCACATCTGGTGTAACTCCTCCAACACACACTACAGGTGCTGTAAGTGATGGTGCTGTTACATGGGTGTTTATTAGAAATGCAGGTGAGTTTGATATTGACATTCAAACTGAGCCATATCCTAAACCTCAATATAGAGGAATGGATATGCAGCGTTGGGATACTGCTATCCTATATCCTGTTGGATATCAAGTTTATTGGCAGCGTAACATATACGAAGTAACAGTTGCAGGTCCTTCTGGTACTACCCCTCCCACCCATACAAGTGGCACAGCATCTGATGGTGGCGTAACATGGGAATGGAAATCTACAGAATTGGCGTTGTCTGACTATGCTAGATTCCAAGCATATGAAGATGGTGCATACTCAGTTAAGATTCTTAAGGTGCAACCTGCATCTTCTTACATACCTGGCGATGTTATTTCAATCAACTCTGCAAACATTGTTGTTGATGATGACGGTGCTGATGCATATAAGATTGTTAAGGTAACTGGATTCCCATCTGTTAAAGAAGTTGAATTAACAACAACACTTAAGAAAGATATTAAGAAAGTTAGTGAAGTAAGATCAAATCTTGTATATGCAACATCTGTCACTCCTCACAACTTCAGAGATGAAGATATCATCTTTACAGAAGGATTTACTACGACTGAATATAACGGATCATTCTTTATTCGTGAAGTATTTGGTAGTAGAGAATATGTGTTTGGATTAAGGGCAACTGCTGCAGGAGATCCTCTATTCTTACAAGGTAGCATAAGCAACGTTAATATCTACGCTAAGCATCCATCACTTACATTCATACGAGATCATCAGTATGTGTTTGATGTTGGAGATGCATCTAACTTAAATTACTATCTGTCATTTGCACAGGATAACCAGTATAAGTTGGAATATTCTTTCAATAATATTACTCGAGTCGGCACACCAGGTATTCAAGCAGAAGGTCTAAGACCATATGTTAAATTCTCTGCTATTGGTAATGTAACTAATATTTCTTACTACTTTGATCCATCTAGGATTGGAGCAATGTCTCCTGTTGGGGATAACTCTTTTGTTGATGTTATCAAGACACCTTACGATGGCACATTTAGAATCTCTCAGATTGTTAATAACACTGAATTTAAATTCCCATTACTACTTGAGCCAGAAACATCATCAGCAGAAGTCCAAGATGATGAATTTGGTAATCCATTTACCTACTACTCAACAACATCGGTCAAGGCAATCGGACCTATCAATACTATTAAACTAGTATCACCAGGTGGATTCTATCAGAGACTACCTATTATATCTGACATTGCATCCTTCAGACAGATTGAGCGTATTACTATAACCTCAGGAGGTACAGAATATGCAACTGGTGTTTACTATAATGTGCCTATCAATGGTGATGGAGAAGGTGGTCTAGCAACTATTACAGTTACCCTTGACGAAGAGATTGGATCAGGCACAATTACTGATGTAACAGTTACAGATCCAGGTAAAGGATACACTACTGCAAGTATAGATGTTGATAGTATTTCTGGTATTCTTGGTAATCAACTTGCAGGATCAGGTGCTGCACTTGCTGTTGTAATACCTGCTGAAGGTAGTGGTGCATCTGTATTCTTAACTGGTAGAAATATTGGTAAGATTAAGAGACTTAAAAACAACGAATTTGGTTTCGGTTACTCTCATGACTATACTCTACGTCCTGAGATTACATTCCCTGTAAACCTACAACTATTCAATACCTCAATACTAACTGAGATTACCATAACTAACCCAGGTTCTGGTTATACATCTGCACCTGCAGTTGTAATCACAGGTGGTGGTGGATCAGGTGCTGAAGCAGAAGCGGTTATTAAAAACAATCGATTGAATGAAATTCTTATTAAGAATCCAGGTCAAGGATATTCATCTGAGCCAGTTGTAACTCTAAAATCAGAATTTAATTATGTTGTTAACTTAGACCTTAATTATCTACAGTTTAACTTCCCACACGGTATTACAACAGGTGCTGCTATTCAGTTGCGTGCTGATACTGTAGGCACCACAACTGGTATTTTACCTAAACCAAGTAGTGCAGGTTTAACTAGTTTGATTGATGGACAGATCTACTACGCTATCGCTGATCAGTTAGAATCTGATCAATTACGTTTTGGATTAACATTACAGGCAGCACAGTCTGGAGACTTTATTACCTTCCTAACTCAAGGTGAGGGACGACAAACTCTCTTAACCGAGGTGTTTGGAGGTACTGCTGATGCTGTTGTTGCAACATCTAGATTCTTAGCAGGTGAAAAAATATTCCAAGGTAATTCACCTGAGCAAGCAAGTGCTGTAGGTTATGTCTCTACTAACACTGGTTGGCAAATAGGTCCTAAGATTCTTAAGATCGTTGATTACACTGGTAATTTTGTTGAGGGTGAGAAGATATCTGGTGAGGTTTCTAAAGCATCTGGTATTATCGATAACTTGAGTATTGCTCGTGGTGTCTTAAATATTGACTCCATCACTACAACACCAGGCCGATTTATTGATGACGTTGGTAAACCATCTGAAATTGTCCAAAAAATTCAAGATAGTTTCTTCTATCAGTCATTCTCTTATGTTATTACATCTGAGATTCCTATCACAAGATGGAAAAAGCAAGTATTAGATAATAACCACCCAACTGGATTTAAGATGTTTGGTCAGTTACAACTGACTGGCGGTAAGGATGTATCTGGTAGAAAGGTTGGCACAGAGTTTATTAAAGAAGTTAATATTAATGAGTATACTAATGTAAACCAAATTACATCATTTGGTGCTGCTGAGCCAATCTATACTGACTATAACAATACAGAGGTATTATTCAGAAGTAGAAGATTGACTTCATCTGAGGAAATCTTAACTTCTATCGTTAAGAAGATTGATAATATATCTGATCAGTTTGATGGAATATTGAAATCATTCCCAATCACTGTTGAAGGTGACGGTGTAATTGTTAAAGGTAATCAGTTAATGATTACTTTAAATGGTGTTATCCAGTCACCTGGTAGTGCATATCAGATAGTTGGAAATCAGATTGTATTTGCTGAGCCACCTAAAGCAGCATCTCAGGTCAGATATAGAAGTGTTAGATTTGCAACTATACCAGTTTATAGAATTACATTAACAAACCCACAGGGTATATTCCCTGAGATGGGTCAACAAGTTAATGGTGAAACTTCTGATGCATATGCAACTGTTGTTGACTCAGGGACATTCCATATTGATGTTATTAACATTACTGACGGACCTTTCATAGTCAGTGAAATTCTTAAGAGGACAAACTTATTCACTGCTGTTGTAGCAAGTGTAGATCTTATTAATACTGAAAACCTCTTCGATTTCCAAGAGACTATCACTAACTTTGATGGTGATATAGCAATTATTGAAGAGACTAACCTTGATGCAACAGGTGGTGCAACAGACACATTACTATTAAGTAAGACTTCAGGTACTGCAAGATTTGAAACTGGTATCTTCGATATTAGATTAAATGAATACATCTACTCAAGTTCTTCTAAGATTGTTGCTCAGATCACATTCATTAGTCCATATCTAGATCCTAACACTGGTCAACCTGTTGATACTCTAATCATTAACAAAGGATCTACATTCTTTGGTCTTATCTACGAAAGACTTGTTGCTATCCAGAATCCTAACGTTATACTTGATGATATTTCTCAGTCAAGTATTACACCAGTACAATTGTACGATTCAGCAGTAAGAATCAACGAAGACTTCCTAGACTTTGAAGAAGTCAGAAGCACTGAGATTGAATATGATAATCTTTCTAGTGGCACATTTGCTAAAGGTGATAATCTAAGAAACAAAGCAATCTTCTATGCAAACCTTGTAGGTAATGCAGGTAACAGGAAAAATGATGGTGCTAGAAGTATCGGTAGAAACAAGCAAGAGATAATTGACAGAGCAGAGCGTTGGGTTGCGGTAGAGCATCCTGACTTCTACTATCCTGGTGATGTCCAGACAAATACAACTTCAAGATTCAGAGATGCACATCGCATGATCTGGAAGAATATTGAAGCGATCAAACTACAATCATATGATTTACAGAAGACACAGTTTACTGGCACTAGTGCAGGCGACAAAGCAGGATATCTAGATGATGCTAGACTATGGTTAGAGTGTATTGCTTTAGATATTCACTCAGGTGGTAACGAATACTCCTTAAAGTGGATCAACGAATATTTCTCTGACTCAAGCACACTATCATATACCAGAGCACAATCTGAGCTTATCTATATTATTGAGCAAGCGAAGATACTTGTGATGTCAGCCATCACTAACCAGTTAACTGGTGTATTCAGTGCAACTAACTCTACTGACGAAGCAACTTATTATGCAGACCTCTCAATCACAGCAGACCCATCACCAGGATCTGCGTATGCAACTCCAGGCAGCAATACAGATAACGCTACTACTACTAATTGCAGTGACGTGCAGTCTGCAATTAGCACTATCTGGACGTGGCAAAACGAAGCATTAACTGCAGGTAATCTAAACAATATTCCTAGTGAAATTAGTCCTACAACTTCCATTGGTCAAGAAAAATGTCGTCGTGACCTAGGACTCTTTATCGATGCACTTTCTGATGACTTAGGAGCAGGTGGTGAATTCCAATGTCAGAATTTTGCAGAGCAATACTTTGACACTACTGGTAACTTTATCCTTAATGGATTCTATGGTGAAGTTGCTGAATCAC